AGATAACACTGGATGTAGAGAACACTGTAACAAAGCGTGATGGTAAGATGCACCTTGACCCATTTGAGCCAGAGAATACATTGGTCATGGTAGGCGTGTTAACTGACCAAGGTCTTGAACAACACTTTCCATTTGACCACGTAGATGTTCCTAATCAAAAGGATTATCATGAGCGTGTGCAATGGTTCTTAGATGAAGCAACTGTACTCATCATGCACAATGCAGCACATGACCTGTTGTGGTTGTGGGAGTCAGGCTTCAAGTATGATGGCCCTGTGTTTGACACAATGCTTGCTGAGTATGTACTACAGCGTGGTATCAAAGAGCCATTGTCACTTGAGGCTTGTGCAGAACGCTACGAGTTAGACACGAAGAAACAAGACACACTGAAAGAATACTTCAAGAAAGGATTATCAACACGTGATATACCATACAATGAACTATGTGAATATTTGTCTGCTGACCTTAATGCTACACAGCAGTTGGCTGACAAACTTATTTATCGTCTTAACAGCAAAGATGCAAGCCTGATGAATACAGTTCAACTGACTAACCAAGTTTGTGTATCTCTAGCAAGGATATATCAAACAGGTTTCAAGGTTGACAGAGATGCATTAGACAATGTGAAGAAGGAGTTTGAACAGGAAAGAGAGGAACTGGTAAATGGATTAAAGGCTCATGTTCGCAATCTTATGGGTGACACACCTATTAATCTTAATTCACCAGAGCAATTGTCTTGGGTTATATATGGTAGGAGAGTAAAAGACAAAACCTATTGAGCAAACAGCATTGACCCATACATGGATGACGCAGATTTTCGTAGTCTGATTGCATCTGGAACAGATAGAATATATAAAACAAAAGCAGAAAAATGTGGAGATTGTAACGGAACGGGATACATCAGAAAACTCAAGAAAGATGGTACGCCCTATGCAAAAGAGAATAGATGTAATACTTGCGGTAATATGGGTTTTCTTTTCAATCCTACTTCCGATTTAGCTGGTCTCAAGTTTAAACCACCATCCCCTAAGTGGGCAAGTGCAAATGGTTTTAGCACAAGTAAGCAGAACCTAGAGTTGCTTGAGACTTCTGCAAGAGCAAAAGGTATGGATGG